CATTTCACTTATCACTTGGGCTATCGCAAGAACGGCCTCAGTCGGGGAAATTTGTGACCCCAGGTTAGCTAGTTCAATGATTGCATTGATGCTTTCTTTGCGATCCATCTTGGCTCCATGGGTAGCAAACTAACTGCAACCTCAGACTTTTCATTTCATCATCACCAGTCAGCCAACAACCACGATCGCAGTCAGAAACATATAGGAAAACCATGTCAAAACGATCGCATGATAGTCTAAAATTCGTTAGCTCAACACCTTTCTCAATCTCAATGATTATTAATTGATAATCAAATATCAATAGAATACTCAAGACCTTCACATACAGAAGAATTGAACAAAACAAGATGACCGACTACAAGACCCTTTTGCAGCAAAAAGCCGAGTTGGATACACGCATCGCGGCAGTGCTCAAGACCGAAAAGGCCGCTGCGGTAGCAGAGGTTCGCCTTCTGGTCCAACAGTACCAGCTGAGCCAGCAAGATGTATTCCCTTCACGCGGTGTCAAACAGAAAGGCTCTATGGGCGAGCCAAAGTATCGCGACCCAGCCACCGGGGCCACCTGGACAGGCCGGGGCAAGCCGCCGACCTGGATCGTAGGCAAGGACCGAGGGCAATTCTTGATAGAAGCTGCCAAAGGTTGAACAACGGGCCGCCGATGCATCGACCATTGAGGTACGCGCCCGGTCTAGGCGGCACCTCAAGCCCCTGGTCCCGCGCGCCAGGGGCATTCTCTCTTCCGAAAATAAAAACATTAAATAGGTAACAGGGCAACAATTGAAGGAAGTTTGCGGGCACTATCGATTTTCACTTTATGAAAGCGAGGAAAGTTTGGACAACAATCTGCTCGAATGCTTTCTCTACCAGAGCAAGCTCGCCCCCGGAGCTGACGCCACCTGCGTTGCGCAGATCGTCAAGACAGCCCGGGCCTTCAATGAAAAAGCCCAGATTACAGGCATCCTGGTGTTCGACGGCGAGTTCTTCTGCCAGTACATCGAAGGCCCCAGCTACCAAGTTCAAAACTTGGTAGCGCTGCTGACCGGTGATCCCCGGCACGTCAACTTCACTCCTCTGCTACATCTCAAGCGCGAGCCGTACCGGAGGTTCAGCAAGTGGACCATGGCCTACCACCTGGTAGACGACGCTGAAGTGCTGGAAGGGATCGGCATCCGCCCTGGCGAGTCCGCTCTGAAGAAGCTACAGGATCTGATACCGCAACTCGACACTGACTGAAGAACCGGCCCCAGCCGGTTTTTTTACGCCCCAATCCAAGAGGCATGAGCACAGCGCATGGGCGCTGTCCTGATACCTCCCCTCCCACAAAGCCGCCCGGCCCTGCCGCGAGCGGCTTTTTTTTGCATAAATTTCGAGGAGCCGCATGCTCACCCCTCAATTTCTCCTGCCACTTGCGGCAAAGCTGGTGATCGACCTTTTCGCCGGCGGCGGTGGCGCATCCACAGGCATCGAGCAGGCCATAGGCCGGCCCGTCGATGTCGCCATCAACCACGATGCAGACGCCATCGGCATGCACGAGGTCAACCACCCGCAGACCAGGCACTACCGTTCCGACATCCGCGAAGTGGATCCACTGGCCGTTACCAAGGGCGAACTGGTGGGCCTGCTGCACGCATCACCGGATTGCACGCACCACAGCCAGGCCCTGGGCGGCCAGCCGCGCAACGGGGAAATCCGGTCGCTCGCATGGATCGTCATCCGCTGGGCCGGCAAGACCAAGCCCGATGTCATCACGCTGGAGAACGTCGAGCAGATGATGCAGTGGTCTCCGCTGATTGCGAAGCGCGATCCAGCCACGGGCCGCGTCATCACGCTGGACCGCATCACGGACCCCGCCACGGGAAAAGCCACCTTCCGCGTAGCCGACCCCGGCGAGGTGGTGCCGCGCGGCAATCAGTTCCTGGTGCCGGACCCCAAGCACAAGGGCCGCAACTGGCGCCACTTCATCCAGGCCCTGCGCGACCTGGGCTACAAGGTCGAATGGCGGGTGATCTGCAACGCCACCCTGGGCTCTAGCAGCACCCGCACACGGCTGTACCTGATCGCCCGCCGCGACGGCCTGCCCATCGTGTGGCCAGCGCAGACGCACTGGAAGAATCCGAAGGCGGGCCAGAAGCCATTCCGACAGGCAGCGGAGTGCATCGACTGGAGCATCCCCGGGCAAAGCATCTTCGGGCGCAAGAAGGAACTGGCGCCGGCCACCATGCGGCGAATCGCGCATGGCCTGGACAAGTTCGTGCTGAACAGCCCCCAGCCATTTATCGTGAACATGGCCCACGGCGGGAAGATCGAAATGCTCGACCGCCCCATGAGCACCATCGCCACGGAAAAAGGCGGCTGCCGTGCACTTGTGTCGCCCACCCTGATCCAGATGGGCTACGGCGAAGCCAAGGGCCAGGCCCCGCGCGTGCTCGACCTTTCCCAGCCCCTGGGCACGGCCGTGGCCGGCGGCATCAAGCACGCCGTCAGCTCGACATACCTGGTGCAGGCCGGGCACGGCGAAGGCAAGGACGGCGGCAAGCGCTGGAGCCACGGAGCCAACGACATCCGGGGACCGCTGGGCACGGTGACGGCCAGCGGCGGCGGCCAGAGCCTGGCATCCGCGTTCATGGTCCAGGCCAACGGCGGGTTCAACAGCACACCGGCCCGCGACCTGCGCGACCCTGTATCGACCGTGACCACCAGCGGCAGCCAGCAACAGCTGATCGCCGCCCATCTGTGCACGCTGCGCCGCAACAGCGTGGGCCGCGACATGCGCGAGCCTGTGCCCACGGTCACAGCCAGGGCCGAGCACCATGCCCTGATCCAGTACCACCTGTCGCCCGAGCAGGAGGCCGGCGCCCTGCGCTGCGCAGCCTTCCTGATGCGCTACCACGCAAGCGGAGGCCAGTGGGCGGACCTGCGCGACCCCATGACCACGATCACCACGCGCGACCGCCTGGCTCTCGTGACCGTGTGGCTCAAGGGCGAGCCCTGGGTAATCGTGGACATCACGCTGCGCATGCTGGTGCCGCGCGAGCTCTACAACGCTCAGGACTTCCCCCCTGGTTACGTCATCGACAGGACCGCCTCCGGCAAACCCCTGACGAAGACCGCCCAGGTGCGCATGGTTGGCAACTCCGTGAGCCCCGTGCCCATGCGGCTCATCGTGGCCGCCAACTATTCAGAGACCTCATCCAGCGCAATGCGACACGCGGCCTGATCACTGCTTCACCCAAAACCCGGCCCGCTCAATGCGGGCCGCTTCATTTCTGCATCCACATGTCCATGAGCACACCCCAGACGCCCTACACCCCTCCCAGCGACTGCTACCGAGGCACGGAGCTGCAACCGCATCCAGGCCTGCCTGCCTCGCGCTTCTATGCATTCACGCTGCCCAGCCGGGTAGGTGGGCATCTGTACTACCCCGCGCCCGCGCGCCGCATCGAGCCGTTCTCAGCCTGACCAAGAGCCACACCATGACGATGATCAACACCCCTCTTGTACTGCTGGCACAGCAGTGCGGCGGCACCTTTCACACGCCCGGGCCGACGCGCGCCATTCGCGGCATGTGCTTCACCTTCGAGCAGTTGGAAACACTGGCGGAGCAGCTGCGCTCGAAAGCAGCTGCGTCGCCCAATACTCACCAAGCCCAGGCACCGGAACTGGCCGCGATGCCGAATGAGTGAAACCGCGCTCACCCTAAAACAGGCAGCCGAACGACTGCAGGTTTCCTACGGAACCATCTTCGAAAGGCGGCATGAGATCGCCTTTCGCCTACCCGGATCGCGCATATGGCGCATCTGGCCATCTGCCCTTGCTGCTCTCAACAAACCTCGCAACAATGTCACCCGGCTATCGTTGCGGAACCAGGATAGTGAATGCCCATCCGCAAAGATCAAACTTCCGGAATCTGGTGGATCGATCTACGCACGCCAAGCGGCGAAAGAGTTAGACGATCTTCTAAAACGACCGAGCGCAAGGCAGCTCAGGAGTACCACGACCGCCTGAAAGCGGAGATGTGGCGGCAGGACATGCTGGGGGAGCAGCCGCAGCGGCTTTTCGAGGAAGCTGCCGTTCAATTCCTCCGCGCCTCTGCTGGACAGAGCGACTACGACACCAAGGTTCGGCACGTCGCGTATTGGCGCACCGTCTTCGGCGGCAGGCCCATCAGCTCTTTAACAAGCGACGTCATCCTTGACAACCTGCCCACGCACTTCGTGCGCCACGGCTCCACGGTGCAGCGGCCCACGTCGCAGAGCACTAAGAATCGGTACATCGCCACACTGCGGACGCTGCTCAACATGTGCGAGAAGATGCAGTGGCTTGGCCGCGCGCCCATTCTCAGCAACTACCGGGAGCCGGCGGTTCGCATACGGTTCCTGACCCGCCAGCAGGCCCGCGCTTTCATCATGGCCTTGTCTCAGGACTGGATGCGGGACATCTGCCGCTTCGCCCTTGCCACGGGCATGCGAAGCGCAGAGATCCTCACGCTGACCTGGGACAAGGTAGACCTCAAGCGCTCGACGGCCTGGGTCAGCGCCGACGCCTCCAAATCGGGTTCAGCGCGAGTGGTCCCACTCAACAGCGAAGCGCTCGACGTGCTGAACGCGCGCCCCAAAGGCGTCAACGTCTTCACGCGGCCTACCGGGGCACCTGTGAAGCAGGTCGATGCCCGAATTCTTGCCCGGGCCTTCGCTGCTGCCGGCGTCGAAAACTTCCGCTTCCATGACCTACGGCACACCTGGGCGAGCTGGCATGTCCAATCCGGCACACCGCTGTTCGTGTTGAAGGAGCTGGGGGGCTGGAAGACGCTGGAGATGGTGAAGAAATATGCGCACCTGGCGCCGGAGCATCTGGCCCAGTACGCAAACGCGGTCATGTTTTGGTCAGAGCAGCCCACCGAGGACAAGAAAAAAGCCCCTACGCTTGTGGCGTAAGGGCTTGATTTCATTGGTGTTTATTTGGTGGGTCCTGCGAGATTCGAACTCGCGACCAACGGATTAAAAGCGGCGTGCTCGCTCCGCGCGATGCATTGCCTCCCTCTGTAGGGCGTGCCGCGCAGCCCGCGTAGAACCCATGGCGCGCAGTCATGATGGCAAAAATCCCCGCACACTTCGCCTATTGAAACGACAAAGCCCCCTCGGCGCCGTGATGGCAGCCGAGGGGGCTTTTTTGCGTTTGGGATTCGACGTCCTACGCCTTCACGCGGAAGGGCACATCCGCCAACGCGGTGTCACCGTGGGGCGGGCGCGGCGCATCTGGCGTGCCAGGAAAGAGCGGACCACCGCCAGCTCCACGACAGGGAGAGCTTGTGCCTGCATCTTGGGCGCGGCTTGCACGGGCGGCTCCAGCCAGCGGGCCGCCGTCATGCAGGCATGGCGAGCGATGTCAGCAACAGCATGACCGAAGCCCACGACGGCGGCGCAGGCCAAGATGGCGAAGGAAGCAATTCGAGAGCGGAACATATCGATTCTCCAGTTGGGTTTGCCGCGGCTCACGGCGGGAATCCCTGGCCATGGCGGGCAATCTGTCAGCTCTGTCCTGCGTACGGGTGCTTGGGTAGCGCCGCCTCTGTCAGTTTGCCCAGTGCAGTAGCTCGTGCATGCATGGCATCGCTCTCAGCACTGAGGGCATCTCTGACCTCTTCACTGGCACGGCGGGCGCGGAGGCTGGCCATGCTCAGGTTTTGCTCGGCGCGGGCGTATTCTTCCGCCGCCACTTCAAGGGGCGTCGGTGCGCGGAAGGCGGCGCAGTGGAATCCGTATGGCCGCTGTCCACGCCTGCGGACGAAAGAAGCGCGGCTGCAGCCGACGCCGCACCCAGTGGCCAGGGATCAACCAGCCCGATGATCTTGTCCATCGCCTCGTGCACCGTGCCTCCATCCGGTGGCAGGTAGTGCTGCACCACAGAAAGCACCTCGCCCAGGACCTGCTCGGCCTTGCTGGGGTCGTTGATGCCCGCCAGCTTGCTGCGCAATTCGTAGCCCATCAGGGGCCACAGTTCCTGCATCGCGTTGTCGATGGCAACCTTTTTGCCGATCTCCTCGTTGTCGTTCGAGCTCGACACGCTGGCAGATGGGCGGCCTGTGACTGCAAAGCCGTTGCGCGTCGTCAACACGGCCCAGCGCAGCACCTGCCCGCTGGGCGAGATGTGCTTCACGATCTCGGTGTGCACGATGTTGGCCTGCAGGTCTGCAGGCGTGACGCGCGGCGCGGTCAGGCCCTTGGCCTGGATCTCGGCTTCGATGGACTGTTCGGTCGGAGAGAGGTCGGGCAGAGGGCCTGGGCCGGTGGCTGTTGTGCCGTCGCCGTAGGCCTTGGATTCGATAGCGCCTGGCGCGGCTTCGGCCTTCGCCACCTGGCCCTTCTGGTACGGCATCCATTCGCACACCATGTAGTCATCATCGCTCGGCTCCCATTGACCGGCCAGAAGCGGTACGCTCGGCACCATATGCGTCCGGCCAACGTGGTCACACACGGCCAGATTCACCATGTGGTCGTGGTGAACATAGACGATGCCGGCGTCCATCGGCTGGCCAGACCCCAGTTGCGTCACGGTTGGGTTGCGCTCCAGAAACTGAGCACTCGGGCGGAACCAGACACGGCGGCCGATTGTGGGTTTGATGGGAGAGGTGTTCATGGATTGCCTTCTGCGGTGGTGCCTGCGGCCGGCAGGCTCGGTATCACGGGCCAGGCGGCGCCGAGGGTTTGGACATCAGCTGCGTGGCCTGCAGCCTTTGCTGCCATGTCCCCATACGCTGCGCGGCAGTCTTCAAATACGACTCCGAGGGCAGTGGCGTACTCAAGGACGGCGGCGGGGGGAGCGCTGGCAAGTCGGCGGCCGGCATCTGCGGATTGCTCGCGCAGGCCGTCAGCAACAGCGAGCAGCTGGTCACGATCACGGCGCAGCAGCGCCTCGCGGTCACGGGCAGCATTGAGGGCTCCTTGGTATTTGGTGGCCACGGCCTTCTCGGCCTGACGCACGCGGGCGTCTGCAGCGCGCTGGGCGGTGCTGGTGGCCAGTTGCTGGGTGGTGGTTTCCAGCCGGGCCTCGGCCAGCTCGGCGCCCAGGCGCGCGCCCTGGAACTGCCATGCCAGCGCGGCGGCAACGGCTGCGGCGGCCAGGTGGGTGTAGAGCGCGGGGATCATGTGCACACCCTCCTGGCGTACTCGCGCATCAGTGCTTCAGAGATGCGCTCGATGGAATAGGCTTCGAACTCCCTCGAAGGCTTCTCCTCGCCAATGCTGTCGCACAGTCTCTGGAAGACGTGAACTGACTCGTGGACCAAAGCGCATGCGACGGCTATGGGGTCCGCCTCTGCGGCCGATTGGTTCAAACAAACCACACAGAACAAGCCGCTGTCGTTTTCCCATGTGTGTACAACCGCCAATTGGCGATCGACATCCATCCAGACCCCTGGATCTGGCACGTTGCAGCGAGTGGCGACCTTCAAGAACTCGGCCTGAGATAGGCACAGGGTCATGTACGGCAAGCGCACCGTGTCGCGGCTGAGCCATTTCATCGCCCGCCCCTCCACCAGTACCACCACATTGCCCAGAGGATCGGGTTCATTGCTGGGCCTCCATACACGCGGCGTGCCGCGCCTGCTGACGGGTCCAGACGCCGCGGCAGATGCGATTGCCCGGCGTGCTGCAGTCGTAACGCCAGCGCTTCGGGCGGCCTGCCGCGTCCCACTGGTACGGCTCCCAGCCCGGTCCTTCTTTCCTGGCGCTGGTCATGAAGCGATAGTCCAGCAGCGCCTGGCAGGCCGGCGCGAACTGCCCGGCCAGCAGCCGCGTGCGCATGCGACTGGTGCGCCAGGCGCCTATGCCGTACTGGTAGGTGAAGTCCAGGTAGAGGTCGTATTCCGCCTGGTACAGGGCCACGCCCGGCAGGCTGGCCCGGAACATGGCCTCGTCCTTGGATGTGTGGCTGCGCACCAGCTGCAGCGCTCGCTCGCGGGTGATCGGTGGGTCCGACAACTGCACGGGCGTGCCGTCCTCGTAGACCGTGGAGCCGTGGCCGATGGTCGGGCGGTCGCCCTGCGTCGGGATGTGCGGCTCAGGCCGGAAGCCTTCCAGGCCCAGCGTGGCCAGCAGGCCGGCGGCCGATACCGTGAGCGCGGCAACGGCGGTGCGCGGGGTCTTGCTCACAGCGCACCCATGTCGGTTGTTGATTGCTCTGGCTCTTCACAGGCGGGCCGGAAGGGGATGCCTGTCTTGCGCATCAACTCCATGCGCAGTGCGCGCTCTGCCGCTTCGTCACGAGCCTTTGCCACCGAGCGTCGATCGGCCTCCCGCCTGTAGTACCAGTTCACCAAGGTGCCCAGAAGCGCAATACAAATGCCCAGCAAGCCTATGGCCTGGGAAGAGGCGAGCCAGCCGAGAAAGCCGACGACAGCCCCGCCGCCGGTGGTGCGACTGCCTGCCGTTGCGAGCGTGTCGAGGGTTTCAGTTTTCATGCCCCCGATGATTCCGGGGCCGGCCCGCGCTGGCGAACCCTACACGGGGGCCGCAGGCCAGCCGGCAGCGACATCAATCTGCGACAGCGCCAGGGCGTCGTCGGCCGCCGCGTCGATCTGGTCCTCGATGCGCTGGCGCGTGCCCGTCAGCAGCCCATGCACCTGCCGGTACTTGTCGTCCTTCTCGCGGATGCGCTCGGCCAGCACCAGGCGGTCCAGCCCGCGCGCCAACGCTGCGGCATCGATCCAGGGCGTGGCCGCTGCTGGGTCGACCTCGAGCGCCCTCGCCTCCTCCGTCTGCACGGGCCAACTCTCGCGCTCGCTCAGCGGGTATCCGGCTGCGATGACTTGCATGCGCCTGCGGTACTCGGCGGCCAGGGCCAGACGCAGGCCCGCCGCGATCTCGGCTGCCGGCCGAAGCTCGGCAGGTAGCGGCACCCCACCTGCGGCGAGCCACGCGCGGTATTCAAAATAGTCGGGGTTTGCATTTGGGAAATTCCGCGTGTCAACGGTTGGCACCTTCGTGTCGCCGTCACGCACCACGTAGCCTTCTGCGGTAAGTCGATATGTTGTCATGAATATTGCCCCCCCGTTTCACGGACCCCTGCAGAATTTCCGGGAAGGTAGTTTTCTCCACCATTTGTTACCACGCTCGAGCTGAAAGCACTGCGGTAACGAGTTCCAGTCGCCGAACCTGCAAAGGTTGCCTGAACGAAAATCACACTACAGTTTCTCTCGGCTGTAATAAAAGCGTTCGAAAACGCCGGATTATTGGTGATGGTTACTGTATACCCCACAAAATAAGCAGTGCATACGTCGTAAGTGGCAATATGAGAAGCTGCCCCACCGGAGATCCGATAAGATCCTGTTGCTCTAATTTGGGCACCATTAGCAACCAGCAAGTGCTGGCCAGCGGTTTGGCCAAAATTAATGTTTACCCAAGTTACCAAAATACCGGAGCCTTGCACAAAGATGCAAGCGCCGGATGCGGTTGTCTGCAGTTTCAAGTACTCAAAGTGGTAGCGACCAAAAAATTCACCTCCAAAACAGTCGGCAGAATTTGTGCTTATTACTGTATCTGTTGTGTTGTTGTTTACGCCTCTGATCGTTACCTTGCCAGCGCCTGTGAGGGTTCTAAGAAGAGTGGGGGCCGTCCATGTTCCAATACCGACATTGATCACAATGTCATACAAGCCTAAATCAAGCGATGCTGCTGTATCAACTGCCTTCTGAATCGTCGCAAAAGCACCGCCGGAAGTATTGTTCAGACCAGTATTGCTGTCGTTGCCATCGGTGCGCACGTAGTATGTGCGCGCGGCGGTGAGCAGCTCGCGCACGCCGGGCAGGGTGTCGCCCGTGGGCAGCTCGCGGATGCTGCCGCTGACGTTGACCAGGGGACGCCGAGAAGCCATGGCGGATCAGGCCAGCACTACGGGCACGCCGCCCTCGAAGTTCACGACGGTGGTGCTCACGGCCACGCCCAGGCGCTGTACCACGTTGCCCGATGCGCTGGGTGCCGTGGCGCCGCCCGTGCCCGCAGTGGTCTGCAGGAATACAGGCCCAGGGGTCTGGGCGGTGACCTGGGTATTCGTGCCCTCGAAGTACACCGTAGCGTTGGCGCCGCTGGTGACGGCCGCCAGCACGAAGCCATGCGCCTCCTTGCCGGACGTTGTGGCGTCGGCCTTGCGGACCTTGGCGCCCGTGCTGTTCCACACGTTGACCCAGTCGCCGGCCGCGAGCGCCTCGCTGGCGGCGATGACGGCGGTGTCGGCGCCAATTCCCACGGGCATCATGCTGTTGTCGATGCGGCCCGAATCGTCCAGGGCCACGATGTCGCCGGCATTGGCGGCGCCGGCCGAGGTCTGGATGCCCAGCACCTCGGTGACCAAGTTGTTGACGAGGCGGAGAAATTTCTTGGCAGCCATGGCGGCCTCCTATGCAAGGGTGATTGGTGGGTTGATGTCGATGAGGACGCGGGTGGTGGATAGGGCCTGGCCGATGACCTGGGAGAAGAGCGCGCCAGTGGGCGGTGCCTGGGCGAGCTGGCCGGCCAGCCCGACCAGCACCGGGCCGGGCGCCCAGGTCCAGCCGCTGTGCTCCAGCACAAAGCCGGTCTGCACTACAGCGTCGTCGCCGGGGCTGTAGGCGTCGGCCACCACGCCGAGGACGGCGCCACGGTGCGCGGGATTGGTCGCGTCGGCCGCGATGAGCTCACCCTGGGCGTTGCAGGCCACCACGCTGTGGCCGCTGATTGGCAGCGGGCCGACCTTGACCGTGATGGCGTCGCCGGCTGGGCCTGGCGGGCCCTGACGGCCAGGAGGCCCCTGCTGTCCCATCTCAACGATCTCGGTTTCTTGAACCTGCTCGACCAGCACCGAGTCCTGCGCCTCTTCAGCCAGGATCTCGGACTCGTGCACGACCAGCAAATCAGTCACGGGTGACCTCCGGGCTCACGCAGAGCGAGCCCTGGGCCAGGCGTGTCACCTCGCCGCCGGGGTGGACGATCTCCAGATCCCAGGCCCCGCCTCCCCAGGTGATTCCTGCGGTCGTCATGGCATCAACCAGCAGCTCCACCGTGCCGGCCGTGCCACCAAGGACAATCCTGCCGTTCTCCGTGGTCAGTTCCAGCAGGACAGCCGTGGACTCCACCTCCTCGCGCACCTGCATGCGGGCCGTGCAGCCCGTCAGGTCGATGGGGGTCTTGTCGGGGTTGAGCCAGCGCAGGCGCTTGCGAAACGTCGCGCCCTGGTAGATCTGCAGTTTGAGATTGGCCGGCTTGGTCATGCCCTGCAGTGTTCCCGGCAGGGCCGCCGGGAGCGAACCCTAGCCGGGGGGCGCGGCCCAGTGGATCACGGATTCAGGATCGAATCCCAGTCCGTCACATCCCGCTCGCTGCCGCTGTAGCTGCCGCTGGCCCGAATCTGGTTGTTCAGCGTCGTCACCATGTTGCCCAGCATGTCCACGATCTCCTGCCCGTTGACCATCTTGAGCTTGGCCACGTCCACTGCCACATCGCTGATCTGCAGGGCGTCGGCCGTGCTTTTGTAGTGCCGCTGGGCCGCTTCCTGGGCCAATTGCGCCAGTCGGGCGTTGAACTGGGCGGGCAGCGCGTAGCTGCGGTTGTAGCTGTCGATCACGGCATCCTGGTCGCTGATCCACAGGCCTCGGGCACGCAGCTTGTCGCGGAAGGCCTGGGCCGTCTGCTGGTGCAGCTGCTTGATGCGGTCCATGCGCTGGTCCAGTTCGGCGCGCACCAGGCGCATCTTGGTCTCGCGCTCTTCGCGCAGGCGCGCGGCGTGGGTGGCCGCGATGGCATCGGCTGCTGCCCGGGTGCTTTCGGCGTGCAGCCGCGCGATGGCGTTGTGCGTGGCGCCCGGGGCGAAGCGGTGGCCGCTGGCGGCGGCGGAATCCAGCAGATCCCGCTCCCCTGCCCAGGCGTCCTTGCGCGCCAGCACGAAGGCGGTGTCGCCGGCCACGCGGTCCACGCTCTCGATGTAGGTCGTGCCCACCGCCGATGTCAGGGCCGACTGGATCCACGCATCCGCGTCGGCGCCTGCGTCCAGCAGACCCGGGAACAGGTCGTTGACCACGCTGCTATAGCCCGTGAAGAACGTGCCCACGGCCTGCTCGATGACCTGGGGCAGTTGGCCCACAGCGGGGGCCGAGGCCGCGCCCGAGGCCGGGCCCAGGGCCGTCAGCACGGCCGACAGGCTGTTGCTGTGCTTGGCTTTGGCCACCTCGGGTTCGCCCGGGATGCCATCGATGATCTGGGTGATGGCCGGGCCGATCTTGGACTGCATCCGGCCTTCGGCGTCCGTGATCATCTTGCCGATCTTGTCGATGGCGGTGTAGACGATGGCGGCCGACAGGCCCTGCATTGCGATGCCGGTGGTGGCCATGCTTACTCCTCGGCGTTCACGGTGTTGGATTCGGTGGCCTGCGAGTTCACCGAAACGCCGGCACTGTTGAGCGCCGATGCGGAGCCGGTGGACAGGCGGCGCAGGCGCTTGACCTGCTGCTCTACGTTCAGGCCGATGACTTCCAGCGCGCGGTCGTTCATGGCCTTGACGGTGCGCTGCGAGGCCGCGCTGCCGTCCTGGTTGGCCAGGACCTGGGCGTCCCAGCGCTGCAGCTCGGCGCTGGCCACCTGCATCTGGGCAGCGAGGGCCTGGTCGTCGCGGCGCACGCGCGTCAGGTACTCGTTGTTGCGGCCGAACACGTCGTACATGATGTTCATGCGCCCGAACACGAAGTCCATGGCCGTGTCCAGGGCGGCATTGCGCAGGCGCGCCAGCTCGGTGACGGCGTCCACCAGCATGCGGCGGCGCTCGGCTTCGCGGTCGGCTGTCATCTGGGCGGCCAGTCGGCCCTGGTACAGGTCCACCACGCCGCCGGCCACGGCCTGCAGCGCTTGGGCCGCGCCGGGCGGCACGGGCAGGCCGCGCTGGTTGAGCCCGCCCAGCACCTGCAGGCTCTGCTGCCGGGCCTGGGCCAGCCGGTGGTCCTGGCCGACATAGCCCAGGCCGTCCTGGCCGTGCATGGTGGCGCGCAGCCAGTCCACGGCATTGCGCCAGCCCGGGCCCACGGGCGCCACGATGTCCATCACGCCCTGGAACTCGACGGCCCATTCGTCGGCCACCTGATCCAGCTGCTTGGCCAGCGCCTTGTCGTGCTGGGCCACCCAGGAGCCTGCATCCGCCGGATCGAATCCGCTGCTGTACTGCGGCAGCCGGTAGGCGCCATCGGTCCTGGCGGGCGTGAAGGATGCCACGGGCGACTCGATGGCCTGGGCTTCGCCGTACTTCTGCAGCGCTATGCCCCAGGCACGGCCCAGCAGCTCGTCAAACAAAATCGCTGATGGCAGCGCGCGTCCATTGGCCATGGTCAGCCCCTCCCGATCCGGCGCTGGCCCGCGACCACGCCGAAAACAATGTTGTCCAGTTCGGCGGCGCCCTCGCCCAACAAGTCGAAGGTGAAGTAGTTGGCAGCCAGGCCCCGACCCGGATCGAAGCGCTGCACACGCTGCGCCGCATCCACGCGCCGCGCGCGGTAGGTGTAGGTCTGCTGGCCGTCGCCGATGCGCACATACAGCTGGCCCGTGGCCGAGACGCCGGCATGGACCGACTCCAGCCGCTTGAGGGCCTGGCTGCCGAAGTCGTGCTTGCCCAGGCACGCACCCCATTCGATGGGCAGGCCGGCATCGGTGGTGCCGCCCAGGCTGTAGACGCCATCGGCACGCACGCCGAACGGCCGGCCGCCCACGGTCATGAAGCTGTCGAAGGCGTAGCCCTCGTAGCGGGTGGAGGCGCTGGATTCGGTATTGACCACCCAGGCATGCCCGGGATCGACCAGCACAGGCTGACCGTCCACGACCCGGAACACCAGCGCCCGATAGCGCTCCACGGCGCCCAGGTGCTCCAGCACGCTGGCCACGATGGCCCCGGAGATCTCCGTCTCGGCCCCGCTGCTGATCTGCTCGTTCACGTCCAGCACCAGACCGGCCGCGCCCAGCGTCAGCGCGCCCGAGGCGCCCACGCGCTCGGCGATGACCAGGGTCACATAGCCGCTGGCCGTCAGCGCCAGATCGGCGCCCAGCAGGTCCTGCGCCCGCACCAGGTGGGTCAGCGCCTCCACATCGGACAGCAGCTGCACGGGCGCCAGGGCCAGCCGGCCTTCGGCATGCCGGTCCTGGGAGGCCACGGTGAAGGCCGGGCCCAGGCGCATCTGGTAGTCGTGGCCCTGGCCACCGATGATGGAGCCGTTGACCACGGGCGGTGGAACGAAGGCCGTGCCGATGGAGTACTGCGGGATCCAGGCACCCTCTCCCACCTCGACCTCGGCCGTGGCCTGCAGGCGCGCCAGCGTGGGGTGCGCCACGGCGTCATTGCGGGCGTCCGATGCCCGGACCTGGGCGCCGGCCAGCCGCAGCGCGCCGCGCGGGATGGGGTCGCCGGCCACGCGCAGGGGCTGCAGCAGCGCCTTGACCTGGGCCAGCGGCCTGTCCGCAGCGAACAGGTCCAGCGGCGCCAGGGCCAGCTGCATCCCCATGGGTTCCAGGGCCTGGCCCTCCACCTGCAGCGGCGCCAGGTTCAGCACGGCCGTGCCGTCCTGCTCGACCAGACCGTCCTGCAGCCGGGGCGCGTCCACGACGTCATCACCGGCATACAGCACGGCATCGAGCACATAGGGTCCGGTCATCGCAAATCGGCCCTTGTAGACGCTGACATCGTTCAGGAACCACTCGATGCGCCCGCCTCCGACCTGGGCGCGCACCGTGTCATTGCCTGTCATCGAGCCCACGCGCTGCAGCGTGACGCCGGCATGGCGCACGTTGACCTGGCCATCCCCAAAGAGCAGGCCGTACTCCACATTGGCGAACGATGAACGGCTCACGCGCGGCACCTGGCTGGCCAGGGTGAAGCCCACCACGGCGCCCACGGGCTTGCCAATCACGAAGCTGGCCGTGCCGATCCAGTTGGCCGGCAGCTCGCGCAGGCTGTGCGCTCCGCCGTTCCAGCCAAAGTGCCAGTCGTAGGTGCGGCGCTCCGGGGTGGCGACCTTCGGCGGCCGCGCCGGGATCGCAGGCTGGGCGGGGATCACGATGCGCACGTTCTCGCGGCGCATGATCCAGGCGCTGGTCCAGGTCAGGGGCACGCGCTGGGCGTCGGCATAGTCGGATGTCTGCACGTAGGCCCAGACATCGCTGTAGTGGGCTGTCGCTGCGCTGAGTGATGGGTTGCCCACGCGCTCACGCAGCACATCCAGCGGCGTGCGCCAGGACACCAGGCGTTCTCCGCCGGGCAGTGCCCGCTCCAGCCGCTGCATCTCGTGCGGCCCGGCCTCGACACGCACATCTCGCCATTCGTACGTGATGCGCTCGGGGATGGCCGGCTGCCCCGGGAACCCCGGGTCCGCAGGCGTGGCCGGCACGAACTCGACCAGCTTCTTGTTCTTGATCAGCGCGTTACCCATTGGCGGGCTCCTTGGCGCGGTGGTCGGCCATCCAGGGCCGGCCGGGGTTCATGGGCAGCAGCTCGCCGTTGTCGTCGCGCAGGCTCAGCACGGGGAACAGCTCGCCGCGGTTGAAGTCGAAGCGCGAGTCGTCGATGTCGTAGCCGCTGGAGCCGGGCAACAGCTGGCCGTCCACCCAGGCCCAGTACGGCAGGCGCATGCTGAGCGCCGTGGCGCGCCAGCGCTGGCCCCCGTCGCGGCTGGTGTGCAGCTTCACGGCCAACGGCAGGATGGCGCCGGAGTCGTCGGTCTGGCGCGGGCCGTAGACGGGGATGGCCAGCGTGCGCTGGTCCAGCGCCACGACAAAGCCCACGCGCTGGGGCCAGGGCTGGGGCAGCATCCGCCGCTCCCACGTGGCGCCGCCGTCGGCCGAGACCATGAGCTGAGCCCGGCTGCCGGGATAGTCGATCACGCCCGGCGAGCCCTCGGCGTGGATGTACTGGGGGTCGAACTGGACCCACAGCAGCGGCTTCCTGTCCACGCGCACGCCGCCGCCGTAGCCCACGGCCCAGTAAGGCGGGTAGTGCCACAGGCCGCCGATCACATCGCCAGCATGCAGCCCTGCGCTGAACCGGCTGCCCGGGATGGTGCTGATGCGCGTGGCGCCGGTGCGGGTGAACGCATAGACCTGCACGCTGGCCGCATCGGGCGCGGGCACCAGACTGTCCAGCTGCAGCGCGGAGACCAGCAGCAGCGTGTCCTTGTCGCGCGGCACCATGGCGGCGATCACGGGCGCGGCGTTGCCATCCGTGATCCCGGTATGCGGCACATGGACCCAGGTGGCGCCGTTGTCGTCGCTCCAGAGATAGGCCCAGCCCGCGCTGGCCGCGCCCTGGCTGCCGCCACCGGGCAGGCGCAGCGTGGTCATGCGCAGGGCCAGCACCAGGGTCTGGGGCGACAGGCGCACCAGGTCCATCTCCACCGGTGCCATGTACTGCCCAGGGCCCACGGCAGCGGGCATGGTGATCTTGGAGGTCTGCACGCCATTGGCCGTGGTGCGTGTGCAGGTGAGGCGGTACAGGCCCGAGGAATCGGGGTGGTAGCAGTCCTCGGCCAGGCCATGGACGGCGACCAAGCTGAGATAGGACTTCTCGCCCTCCTTGGCCATGGCCGGCTCGGCCACGGCATAGGTGCTGCTGGGGTCGGCACGCATGCTCAGCAAGACCCTGCCGAACAGCAGGCCCGCATTGGCCGCATAGACCTTGCTCGCGTCGTACAGCTGATCGTCGTCTGCGAAGAAATCGATGGAGCGCGACCCCGGATCAAAGCCCAGGCCGCTGTGCACGCCGAACGAGAGCAGCACCTTGCCGCCGGCGGGCCGGTCCGGGTCCATGCGCACCAGCTCGACACCCGTGCAGCGGCTGACGCGGCGCACCGGCTGCGCGAAGCCATTCATCCCCGCGAAATACCGCGTGTCGCCGGCCGCCGAGACCTCGCGCACCAGCAGCACCGTGCCGTCGCCCAGGGAGAACAGCCGCCGCTTGCCGTTCTTGGTGGCATGGTCGGCCGTCTCCACGCGGGTTTCCACACGGGTGAAGCGCGGCACGCGGGTCTGCAGCTTGGAAGCGGCCAGGTTGCCGAAGGACAGCGGCCCCTGCTGCTCGTCGAGCGCAGACGCCATGAGCTGCACCCGGGGTACTGCGTCGGGCGCGCCCGGGGCAGGCGGCGCCACGTCGTCGGGCACGGCCTGTGCATAGCCATCCGTCAGGCGGCGCGCGTCCGGCGGCTCCCACAGCGACACCAGCTGCACGACCTCGCCACCCGTGCGCCGCATGGTGACGAACTCGCCCGAGCGCTGCACCTCGCTGCCGTCGCGCCGGTCGGTCATGAAGGTGTTGCCCACATCCAGCATGCCCTTCAGGGCCTGGTGCTCTGGCCCGCCGGCATCGCCCTTGAGGTCCTTGTGGATCAGCATCACACCTCCTCGCGCGCCAGCAGGATGTCGGTCCAGAACTCGGAGGGGCCGCCTCCGCTGGTGCCGTTCCACCAGAAGGCAGCAAGGCGATCAATGCCGTTGAAGGCGCCATCGGCCTGCACACGGTCCGTCGCTGAAAGCGCATAGGGCCGCATCTCGTGCCACTCGAATTCCGTGCCCGCCAGTTCGGCTGCCGTGATCTCGCCCAGCAACACCTCGCCGTCGAGTACCTGGATGCCGCCGCCCAGGCTCACCAGGCGCAGCTCCTGCACCGTTGAAGGCACGTTGACCGGCTTGACCACAGCACCGGCCGCGTCCAGGTCGAACTCATGCACGCCCTCGTTCGCGTCCTTGTACAGCAGAGTGACGTCCGCCGTGACACTGACGGGCTCACCGGCCACTGTGACCTGGTACAGGCCCACGTTGATCGTGCGCACCAGCTGGGCCGGAGCGCGGACCTCGAAGTCCGGCGCCGGTGGCAGGCCCAGGTCCAGGAAGCCGCGCGACGGGTTGATCGCATCCCCGTTCCAGCCGAACGCCCAGTGCGCCGCATCGATCAGGTCCTGGAAGTCCAGGCCCAGGTAGGGATCATCGGCAGCCACCACGGCCACGAGCACGTCGGCCTGGGGTACCAGGGCCCCGGCCTCGTAGACGAGCGTTCCAGCAGCCATGCCCGCGCCCCGATCAGAACGCCGGCAGCGCGATGGAGAAGAAGTTGACCGCCTGCGGCGCGCCCACCGCCAGATCCACGCTGGTGATGTTCAGGTCGGCGCCCGCGCGCGCCACAGTCCCCTGCAGGCGCGGCAGCGTGATGGACAGGCCTCCCGCATCACTGGCGCCTACGAAGCGGAAAAACCGCACCGTACCGGACTCGATCACCGTGCCGGTCCAGGTCTGGGAGTCCAGCTTCTCGATGAAGCCATCGGCCGCCGTGGTGCTGAGCGTCAGGCCCGCAGAGGTGCCGTCGCTGTAGATCCGGGCCAGCAGCTTGTGCACGACAGGGTCCAGCGCGGCGTCGGCCGTGGCCGGAATCGAGATCTCCGGGCAGCCGTACAGCTCCAGGAAGCCGCCATCCAGGGCCGCCTTGAGCGAGCCCGTGGCGAGCATGTGATTGCGAAGGCCGGTAGAGGCTTTGGTCGTCATGGTGGTGGTCCTCAGAAAGCTGGATCAGGAAACGGAAATGAACTGGAAGCCCGCCAGGATCTCCAGATAGAAGGCGGGATCGACGGTGCGTGCCACCGGCAGGCGCACGATGGACAGCAGCGCGCCGGTGTCCGAGCCCTTGCCCGCACTGCTGCTCACGAACACGCCGTTGACGGTCTGCATGCCGGTGAAGCTGAACCGCGCCAGGCTCAGCTCGTTGCTCACGCCGCCGGCCGAAACGCTGCCCGGCACCCAGGCCTTGCGCGTAGCCCCGTCGTACTGCGTGACCTCGGTCACCAGAGAAGGCAGCGTGGCGGCCGTCTCGGTGCCGTTGGGCACATAGGAGCCGGACCACAGCCCGATGAACAGGTTGGCCGGCATGGCCGCGCCTTTGAAACAGGCATTGGCGATCAGGTCCAGGCCCTCGCCCGGGACGCGGTTGTGCAGGCGCTCCCGGTGCACCAGCGCGTCGTCGGCGCGGCGGCGCAGCACCAGGTCGTAAACAAAGCCGCAGGGGATGGCGTGGTTGGTGTTCATGGCTGGGCCTTTCGAACGAGCCGGGCCTGGGCATAGGAGCCCACGCCGGCCGAAGTGCTGGGGGATTGAGAGAGGGTGGCCACGATGGCGCGCATGCCGTCGGCCTCGCGGTACAGCGTTGCGCCAGCGCCCGAGGCATCCATGGCGATGTGCTCGGCCTGCAGGTTGGCCAGCGACCCGTCGGGCCGCGCCGAGACGATGCCGCGCGTGCTCATCCAGTGCGCGCCGTCCGTGCCACCCGTGGCCGCGAGCCGATACCCGGCCTGCTGCTGCAGCGCGCCGTACGGCAACACCGCGCGCATGGACTGCGCCGGCAGGCCGCCGGCCAGGAAATAGGTCTTGTCCGCCATCACGAACACCCCGGCCTCCACGGCCGCGATGCAGGTGATGGGCGCCGGGAAAATCTCGAAGCCCCGCGACTCGTCGCGCAGGCCCGCCGTAAACGGCTCGCTGTAGATCAGCGCCGATCCCACAGCCACCAGCAGCCGGCCGCCCTGGTAGGCAATGCTGCTGCCTGCAGGCATGACCGAGAACTGCACATCGCCCACGACCTGCGGCTGGGCATCGAGCCAGCGCGGCGTCGGGCCAGGCACGGGGTGGTAGGAGCCTACGCGGATGCCGTCCGTGAAGTACACAGCCTCGTTGACCTCGGCATAGACCACGGGCGTGACCCGGCCGTAGCCCGCGGCGACCTGGGTGCGCGTGGTGGCGCCCGAGGCATCCACATCGATGCGGAAGATATCGCCGCTGTCGCAGTACAGGCCATAGGAGCCATCGAGCGGCGACCAGCCCGAATGGCAGTCCAGGCCCTGCTCCGCCAACGCATAACCGCCTCGCGTCTTGAGCGAGCCCTGGGCCGTCACATCGACGTTCAGCGCATCACGCAGCAGGTGGCCGGCGCCCTCGGGCAGCCCGAGCTTGAAGTCGGGCGCGCGGTTGTCCATTCCGAGGGGGAACGGGCCGATGGGCTTGGGGGTGGATGGCATGGCCCGCAGTTTCCCGGGCGTGCATCCATTGGTCGAACCCTAGCCGGGGCACGCGCTCCGCGAAAGTGTGCGACCAATTACATTTTCATTACTCCAATAGTTAGCAAAGTAATAGTTTGCTTAATAACCAATAGGTTGCAGTAATTTATTCACAGCTCAATAGGGGAAATCTAAAAATACAAGGGCAAAACTCTATTAGCATGCATGACTTCACACACTGGAGGAGTAGTTGCAAATGAAATCATTCAAGTTGGTGGCTGCGTCAATTGGAACAGCTGCTGCAATGTTCGCGGCGGGTGCATCCGCACAAAGCCCCGGCGTGCTGCTGCCGATCTCAATCACCAACGCGTCCGGCAACGTTGCCGACATGACGAAAGCGGCGGATGGCAATCCAAATACCTCATGGAATGCTGGAGGAGGCCCTACTCAGTGGATAGATATTGACCTCGGTTCCGAGAGAGTCTTCTTGAAATTGCGCATGCTTCCCTCGCAAAATCCAGCAGGCAATACTGTCCATCATGTTTGGGGGCGAAATGACGCAGGCGAGTGGTTTCACTTTGGAGAAATCTCGGGGTACACGGAAGACAACAAGTGGATCGAATACAAAAATCTGAAGGAAATCCCTGTCAGAACAATCATTCTCCAAACTACCGCAAGTCCATCATGGGTGGCATGGCGCGAGTTTCAAGTAGTTGATGGTGGCGATTTGAGCAAGAGCTGCCACACCAATCTCCCATGGGGAATGGCCGTGTACCGCACTGAGGCTGGAGGATGCCCAGACTACACATTTAACACCACCTACTATATAAGAGATACTCGAAATCTACCCAAGGGTGCGGAAATATATGTCTGCTCGACATTCAACATGAATGGGTGGAGCTGGATTAATACTACCGGATCACTACCTTACGCTGGCACGATCCCGAGACAAGGGCGCTGCGGAGCATATCAAGGTGACGGGCTATTCAGAATGCGGAAAAACTGAATCTGGCACGTTCTTGAACCTCGCTAAGACCGATCCACTCGCCGAGCGCCGCTCGATGATTGAGACCTACTGGCTCATCATCCTGGGGCTCGGCGCCGTGGGCTTCACCCACCAGGTAGTGCGCCGATCCCCGCTGTGCATTACCGTGCCTCCGCAGCCATCTCACGCATTTGCTGACGCAGCGCCTTGGGCGAGTTGTCCGCGATACGGTCAATGCGATCCTTGCCCATCTCGCGCACCTTCTTCCACACGTCGGGCATCTTGACGACGATGGGCTGCTCTGGATTGTTCTGATTCCAATCGGCCAGCCGTGCGCGCACGCGCGCCAGGGCGCCCTCGTCCTTGCGGAACAGCGCATCCGCCCACTGCGCCTTTATCTCGCTGCTGGTCAGGCTGTAGAAGCTCTTGGCTCGCTGCATGAAGCTGTTGGCTTCCTGGATCTCAGCCACGCTCTTGGGCTGAAAGCCGACAGCCTTGGCCACAGCCTCGGCCAGCGTGGTGTCGATCACTTTGTAGCCCTTGGTGTCCTTGTACATGCCGCTGGCGGCCATGTCCGCGCCCTTGAACGCATTGCGCACCGCCGTGGGAGACACCTCCAGCGCAGCACCGCCGAAATCGCCCGTGAGCGCCTTACCACCGGCCTTGAAGCCACGCATCACCAGATCGCCCGCGGGCCCCACCACCTCGAGTAGATCCCGCTCGCGGCCTTGCTTGGTCAGCAGCAGGCCGGTGCCGGGCAGCAGGTTGCCCATGCCCAAGCGCCCGGACACGTCGATGGGAGCACCGGGCAGGCCAGAGACGCCCTGCTCGAGGAACTCGGCCAGCTCCTTGCCCACGATGCCGGCTAGCGCCTCCTTGCGCCACTGCTTGGAACTGAGGTTGTAGCCCATCATCTGGCCCACGCCGTCGATCAGGTCCTCGGCGTCTTCCATGAAGGGCACGCCGCCGGCGCCGCCCATCAGCAGCAGCATGGCCAGGGCCCAGCCCACGGCGCGCTTGCCCTCCGGGCCGCCCTGCTTCCACATGCGCTGCATCAGCTCCAGGTAGGAGACGCTATACGTTTTAAACGTAAAAAGAGTGCCGGCTACCGCGCCGCGCGCCCACTGGGGCTTGTTGGCCTTGGAATAGACGAACTGCGTTTCCAGCACCGCCTTGCGCGCAAAGGCGCCCGGATCATCCATGCCCTGGGCCTTGGCGATGCGGAAGGCTGCGATGAAAGTGGAGCGCCGGTTGAACTGCTCGGCCAGGGCGAAGGGCTGGCCCCAGGCCACCTTGGCGCGCTCCCAGGCATTGCCGGCCGCCGCGCGCGCATCCCCGGCCCGCGTACCGTCACCAGAGCGCAGGCCGCCCGCGCCGCGCGCCTGGGCCATGAGCTGGTGCACTTCCTGTGGCGAGACCACGCCGTCGTCCTCGGCGGACTTCAGCGCGTGGGCCAGGTCAGTCTCGTACTTCATGCCGCGCGTGCCCATATCCTTCAGCGCCCGCGCCATCTGGCCGCTGGCCGCACGGATGCCGCCGAACTGGCTGAGCCAGGGTAGCGTCACCGCAAAGGGCTGGGTCATGTTCACGGCGGCCGAAGCCAGCGAGCCGCCCAGGTACTGCGCGAACAGCATGCCTCGCACGGCCTGGCCCTCTTCCTGGGGATCGCGGATGTAGCTGCGCAGGCCCATGGCCAGGTCCTTCAGCTCGCCCTGTTCCTTCGGGATGTCGTTGATCGCGCGATCCATGGTGCCGGCATTCAGGCCCGCCGCGCCCTGGCGCGCATTGCTATAGATGAAGTTGGCCACCACGCGGCCCACGTCTTCGCTGTAGCCCTCGATGCCCTTTCGCTGGATCAGGCGCTTTAAGGCGCTGTGGTTGTTCTTGGTCAGCTTCAGGTATTCATCGAACACCTTGCGCGTGGCCGCGTCGGCCTCCTTGCCCACCACCATGTCCTTGAAAATTTCCAGCGTCTCGGGCGTGATGCCAGCGAACAGCTTGAAGGACTGCTGGCTCATCGTGCCCTGGGTTATCACGGCGCCGGGGAAGGCCTGGGCCATCTGGATCATGGCCAGGTTGGCGTCCTTCATGGTCTCGTACATGCCGAAGTACTGGCGATTGCCATCCTGATCCACCACGTCCAGCGTGTACCGGCCGAAGCGCGATAGCGGCGCATACCCGGCGTCCTGCAGATCCTTGGCCGTGGCGGCACGGTCCACCACCAGGTTGTTCAGCTGCAGCAGCCGGTCGGCCAGCTCCGGCTTGGCCTTGGCGTCGTGTTGCAGCGTGGTGGTCAGAAGCTCCAGAGCGTCCGAGAGCTTGGGCGCATCCAGCACCAAGTCACGCATGCCAGCGTACTCGTCGCCCAGCGCGCGCATCATGTCCGCCCGTGCGGTCATGTCGATGGAGCGGTCGATGGCCGCGCGCGCCTCGCGGTACAGCGCGATCTGGTTGGGCGTCGCGCCAAACATCGTCTGCAGTTCGGCATCCGTCCATACCGCGCCGGCCTTGAGCATCTTGCTCTCGAAGCGAGAATTCACCAGCGCTTCATACTGGGCCAGCGGCAGCCCGCGCCAGGCGCGCAGCATGCGGTCGTCCAGGCGGCCGGCGCGCAGCAGCAGTTGGGCCTTGTCATCGGCGGGCAGGTTGCCGTACTTCTTGGTCAGCTCGTCCACCAGCACGGCCTTGCCGTCCACGTCCCTGCCCCACAGCAGCGTGCCCTCGAAGAGAGGCTTCGCCACGGCCTTGTTGTCGGCCGCCGAGACGGGGGTCTTTCGGTTTTTGCCCACCAGATCGCCGATGGTGTCCACACGCGGCAGCAGGCGCGGCGCCCGGTCGGCCGCATCGTTGGCCAGCATGGAAACGTCATCGATGTTGCGCTGGGCGGTTTCGTAGACCGGCTTGAAGGCTGGCGCACGCTCGGCCAAGTGGCGCATCGTGCCGATGGTCTTGTCCCAGACAGAGACCTTGCCCGGGTGGGACATCGTCTTCTGGAGCTGGTCCAGAGCGCTGTCCTTGATCTCCGAAAGCCGCGAGCGGCTGAAGCTCAGTTCGTCGCCTGCATCGCCTTGGCGAGGATTGCCTTGATCTGCTCGCTCGCCTGCGCGTCGTCCTTCTTCAGCGATTCGATCTCGGAGTCGCTCAGCCGGCTCGAATCGCGCGAGGTATCGGGCTTCGGACTCGGTGAGCGCGTCGAAGCCGTAGCCTGTGGCCGTGCGGAATTGGTCTTCGAGGTCACCATGTTTTTGACGGAGGGAGGCCAGGGTTTCGGGAGAGGGCTGGATTTTTGCACTGTACTGCTTGCCGGTCAACGCAACCACGGCGGAAACGTTGCCACCGCCCTCGCGGATGTGGCTGGCCAGCGCAGCGAAGGTGCCGCCTTGCGTGAGAGTGTCATCCACCAGAAGGTAGTCGCCCGGCTCGACCGTGCCAGCAAAGTCCACAGGCGCGAAGATGCGGTCCAGCCCATCAAGACCCGTGCGCTGTGCACGGTTCGCCTGCACGATGCCCGTCGCCGTTTCCAGGCCAAGGCGTGCCGCCAGGACTTCGGCCACGGCGCGCGGAATCTTGTTGCGACCCGAGGATTCCTCCGCTGCCACCGGAAGCACACGCGGTCGCGCACCACCCAGCGCAGCGGCCACCTTCGCCACCATCTCGGGCGTCACGAGGTCCACGGCCAGCCGCGTGGCGGCCTCGACCTCTCCCGCCTTTGCCGCAGCGTAGTCGGGATGCTTCGATGCGCTGCCGAGCGTGCTGCCGATGATGGCGTCCGGCGTGGCGGCTGGCGAGTCCGACCGGCTGAACACAGGGTCGATGCGGTCGGTAGCGGCACGCTGCCCGCGCTCCACGAAATCTCGCGCCGGCAGGATGTAGCCCTGGATGATGTCGGCATCCGACAGCTTGAGATTCTTGAACCCCGGCACGTTGGCCCGCAGCCAGTTGCGGATGGCGGCCACGGCCCGGCGAACGAAATGCAGCTGCGGCGTCTTCTCGGCCATCTCTGCCAGCACTTCCTCGGCCGCATGGCGCCGGCTCAGGTCAGTGACGCCACGCAGGCCGTATTCCTTGATCTTGGCCGCCACCTCTGCCTGGCGCATGGTGGCCACCTGGTTGAGGATCTTGTTCAGCTCCGGCCCGAACATGCCGCGCAGGCCGTGGTGGCCCAGCACCTCGTGATGCAGCACGCGCGCCGCGTCGGCGGGCGTGTTCAGCTTGCTGGCCAGCAGGTAAGCCTTGCCGCGCCAGTAGAAGCCCTCGGGCGCGCCACTGGCGCCGCCGCTGCGCTGGCGCAAATCCGCGCGCCGCGCCGCCTCGGGCACGGCCGGATCGTTCATGTCGAAGGCCACCACGACTTCCGGCCCGTTGCTCCAACCCTTGCGGATGGCATCCACCGTCTCGCGCACCTGGCCCACGGCCTGGGCGCGCGCAGCATCGGAAAACGCCGTCGGCTCGGGCCGCATGATGCGCAGCAGGTTGGCCATCTGGTCATCGGTCAGGCCCTGGCCATCGGATTCGCCACGGCGGAACGGCAGTTCCTCGGTGCGCTCCACCGGCCCGGCCTTCAATTCGCGTGCGCTGGGCTGCGTGGCATGGGTGCGCTCGCGCACGCCCGACACATCCTGCCAGCCCGATCCCTGCTTCTCCACCTGGCGCACCGTCACGCTCCAGACGCCATCGGCATTGGCGGGCGTGTACGAGACCACGCGGACATGGCTATCCCCGTAGCCCTTCACGATGTTGCCCGGGGTGAAGTAGTCGGCGCGGGCGGCCTCCTCAGCGGCTGCCTTCTTGGCCAGGACGCCGCGCGGCTTCTTCGTTGTTGCAGGCGCTGCGCCGGGCAGCGTGCCGGCCGGCTTCTTCGTCTTCGCCGGATCACGCAGCCAGGTCTTGAATTCGTCCTGCGTCATCTGCGTGATCGCGCCGAGGCCAGTCCACCCCTTCTCGTAGTTGCCCAGGTAGGCTGCCCGCGCGTCGGCCTCGTCGGCCACGCCCAGCACCACCTTGTGCTCATCGAACGAGCCATCTCGGTTCACCTGGTCCACGACGAACACCGGCAGGTCCGGATCGCTCGCACGGTCGGTCATGAACACGTCCACATGGTCCTTGTCCGCGCCCACGGAACCCTTGAAGTAGCCGTAGTGGTTCTGCAGCGGAGGCCATTCGGGCCGGCGGCGGCTGCCGGCCGGGTTCTCGATGCTGATGTCCAGGCCGTTCAGGCGGACGTGACCCTTCTTGTAGTTGCCCGCCTCCTTCTGGGCATCGGTGGGCTCGGGCAGGTCGTTGGCTTGGCTGGTGGCCGCCTCCCGCGCAGCTGCTTCCACGACTGCAGGTGCTGCAGGTGCTGCAGGTGCTGCAGCAGCATCGGGCATGGCGGCGGCCAGCTTCTCGCGTACCTTGGGCGCCAGGTCAGCCCATGCCCGCGTGTGGGCCCCGGCGCGGGCCGGGGCGTTCAACCCCTTCGCGGCCTTGGCCACCGCCTGGCGCTCGGCCGCCGGCATGCTGGTCCAGCGTTCGCTGGCGGCCAGCAGCTGGGCGCGCCGCGCGTCGTTCCCTTCCTTGGCGATGGCCACGGCCTGCTGCTCGCCCGCCGTGGGCGCTGGCGCAGCAGCAGGCGCTACAGCGGCAGCCTGTTCGCTGGCGCCACTTCGGCCAAGTACAGCAGATTGCACGCCGGCAGCAGGCTGTCCGGCACTTCCACCTCGCGGCCCAGCAGGCTGCGCATCTGCCGCGCGTCCTGCCGGCTCACCGCCCCCAGCCTCCGCAGCAGCCGAAGGGCCTGCTGGGCGTTCATCTGCCAGCCGTACTGCAGGTGCGGTTGAATCATTGGTTGCTCCTTGCGCTTGCATGGCGTCAGCAAGACGGAGCTGCAGCTCCGCATTCAGGTTCTCCCAGCGCGCGCCGTGGAGACTTCCTTTGATGGCAGCGTTTACACCGCCCACACGCTTGGCCAGGGCCTTGCGCTCTGCGGTGGGCATGCTGGCCCAGGCCGCGCGCCCAGCGTCGATGCGCTGGGCAGGGGTTTGGACTGGCGCTTGAGCCTGCGGGCCTGGCGCCGCACCTGCTTGCGAGCCATCGTGCTGAGACGAGGTGGTGCCATTGGTCAGCCCCTGCGCAGGGCCAGGACGTGCAACCGGCGCTCCCTGCGCTCCGGCTGCCGGCGAAGATTCCGCGCGCGGCGGCTGGGCTTGATCGGCTTGTGTGCCATCGATGCTTCCTTGCTGGGTGGATGGATTTGCGGATGCGGCCGGCGCGGTGGCCGGGGTCTGCTGGTCACGCTCGGCGCGGCGGCGCGACAGCTCGCGCGCCAGCTGCAGGCGCACGTTCTTGGCCTGGGCAGAGCGGAATGCGTTGGACAGGTCTTCATCTGTCCAGGTGGCCATGGCCCCGCCCGCGATCTCGCCGGTGGCAGGATCTGCAGTTACCCGGCGCTCGGACGCCTTCTTCTTGGCTGGTGCGCGTTCCGCCTGCTCTGCGGCCTGGGCCATGGCACTGGCCTGCTGGGCCTGAGCCGCCGCGCCGGAGTCCACGGCAATGGCAGCAGCTGCAGACAGGGAGCCGGCAGCAGGGTCCAGGCCCATGGCCTCGGACGGGCGCAGTTCGCCGACGGCAGCGTCTATGCGCGCGGCATCAAGTTGCGGCGCAGGCGTGATGCCCTGCTCGCGCAGCCGTGCTTCATCGATGACCGGCTCTTGCTGGACAGCCAGCTGCCGCATGAATTCATCGCGCACTTTCGACAGGCCAGAAGGCGTTTCGCCAGCGGGTTGGCTCTCGCTGTCCTGCTGGAACAGATCCGGGCTGAACGCCTGGTGCAGCGAATCCGCTGCGGCTTTTCGCTCTTCTGGGGACAGGGATTCATCCTGAGCGCGTGCCAGTGCATCTCGGTACTGCTGCTGGTTTTCCGGCCGCACCATCTGGTCGATGGCCGGGCCGTAGGTTGCAACGTCTGGCAGGCCCGCAGGCTCGGCGCCGGATTGCTCTGGTCCAGCATCTGCTGCCTGGCCGACCTCGGCCGCACCCGCACGTGGCTCGCGCGCCGCCCGGTACGCCGCCGCGCCGCCGCCCATGGCCGCGCCCGACAGCGTGCCCAGCACCACTGCCGTATCCACATCCTGGGACCAGTCCTTTCCCAGGGCCAGGTTCTGGAAGATCTGTTCGGCAACCGACTGCGGCAACTCCTCGAGGAAGCCTTCGGAGATGGCGCCTTCGATCACCTGCCGGGGAATGCTCTTGACCGCGCGCTGCTGCAGCAGAGGATTGGCGGCCGCCGTGGCCGCGTCATCGGCAAACTGCTTGGCAATGCCCTTGTTGCCCTGGGCCAGCATGGTCTCGGCATCACCAATGCCCAGGCGCTGCGCCACGCGCCCACCGGCATATCCGAAGCCCGCAGTGGCCGCTCCCGTGGCTGCCGCCGCCGCAGCCTGGCCCGGCGAGAGCAGCCCGTCATCTGTTTCCTGGCGGATCTGCTCGGCCGCAGAGCCCGCGCCCACGACACCCTCACCCAGCGCGCCAGCAGCAGCCGCGCCGCGCGCTCCCATCGCAGCCACCTTGGGAATGGCCGCGATACCCCGCGCGACCGCCCCGCCCGCACCCATGGCGCCAAGCGACGTTCCAACGGCTTTGGCAATAACGCTGGGGTTTTGAATCGCCGCTACCGTTTTGTCGACAATCCCATCAGCCTGCTGGACCTTGCGCTCAGCTTCTTGGGTTGCGTCCGAATACCAGCCGCTTGTTACCTCCCGGGCATCCTTGAACCTGAGCCCTACGGCGCCGTCCTTGTTCTCGAGGAATTTCCCCACCCGCCCACCCGTGGGAATGTCGGCAAGTCCAACGAGCGCTTCTGGCACGCCTATGGCCGTGTCCACCAGTCCTGCGCCAATATCCCGCGCCCACCCTTTCAAGCCGCGCGCCGTGGTGGGCGCGTCTTTCATGATGTCGTCGATCTCGGATGTGGGTTTGGCGGAGTGCCCGGCCAGCGCGGCACTAGGGGGCGCGTCTGTCTTGTGCGCCGGCGCGCCCTTGAGGATGTCATCGATTTCACTCATCCCGCCACTCTTCCGGAGCAGGGGGTGGGCGTCGAACCCTAGGCGGGGCGCTCAAAAAAGCCCGCTGGTGCGGGCTTGCTAAAACGTCATCGGCAATCCATTTGCCCACCGGACTGTGTGCACCGGGCCCCGCCAGGTCCGGCCATGTACCCATTCCCTATGCTGTGATAGGAGCCGCCTTGGTTGTCGTAGCAGTAGCCGCCGTTGCAGTGTGTGATCCGATTGGCAGGTGGAGGTGAAAAATCCTCGTCGCTGAACTGGGGTTTGCGTGCCTTGGGGGCCTTACGACCGAGATTGCTCTGAACGCCAGCATTGCGGTTTGCCAGGCGCTCTGCGTAACCGCCGCCAGCACTCGGCACTGGTGCAGTAGCTTGCCTCTGAAGCGCCTGCTGCTGCACTTCCCAGGCCTGTTGCTGCTCAGCCATTCGGCGCTCCTGCTTACGCAGCTCCGCATCGTAGGCCTGCTGGCGCTCCTGCATCTTCTCCTCGTAGGTCCGTTCGCGCAGCATCATGCCGCCAGTGCTACGCGCCTCACAGGGGCGATCAGAATAGGTGAACTGCCCGCCTGGGCCTTTGCACTTGAACACCTGAGCACAAGCGGTGGGCCAAATGCCCAGCACAGATACAGCAAGACAGCAGGCAAGGTGACGCATTGGAACTCCTCCTGGCCGCACTGTATCAGCGGCGGAAGCACAGGCCGCCGCATTGGCGCTGCTGCATCGGCAGCCCAGAAGCTGCCTTTCCTTGGGTGGGGCGGGTCGAACCCTAGCCGGGGGGTCAACTCAGACGCATGTAAGGCTACACAGGAATGATCCCAATGCAGCGGCCCCATACTGGTGCACCGGATCACTCAATGGCCGTGCACTGGAGGAGCGATGGAAGGCAGAGACGGGGAGCGGGACGAAGACGATGAAAACAGCCCTGCCATGACTGTGGGCCTGGCTGCCGTTGCCATCGTGCTGCTGGCTGTGGCGGTGGGCGTTCTGACGCTGTTTATGCGGGGGTAAACAGGAATGAAAAGCCCTAGCGCGCGGAGCTGGAGGGGGGCTGATGCGCGCGGCTACTTGCGGCCCAGCTCGGCCAACGTGTCCTGCAGCGTCTTGATCAGCCGCTCCACATCCTCGGGAGGCATGTCGATCCAGGTCGTGGACACAGGCAGGCCTGCCGATGTCTTGGCCGTGTGCTTGAGGCCGATGAGCGTCTTTCCGTCCACAACGCTCGTGCGCACGCTGGTGAACTGAAGGAGGGGCGTGGGAGTCATGGTGCGATGGTGGCATGGAAAGCCCACTCATGGCTGACTGTCGTTCAAATCTCGAAAGGCTTCCGGTCTTGGCCTTCGATCCACCGAGGAGCTCGGCCACGGCCCGTCCAAGTCTCACCTGTCTTGGGATTCCGGTACCGCACGTTTGCAGGCTTGTCGGGAACAAACAAGTCGTCGGGCTTGAGATCGTGATCCTTCACCAGTTTCCTGGCGTCATCAATCGCATCAAGTTTCCTGGCGCCATAGTACTCAGCGATCTTTGCATCCAATGCTGCTCGCTCCCGCATAAGGGCTTTGTACTTCGAGGACATGTCTTCAGTGCTCCGGCCAAATTCTGCAACGTTCCGCACCGTGGTAGCTGAGGGAGGTTGGCTACTCCTCAGAGGCACGTGCGCCATGCCGATGACCGGCAAACAGCGTGCCTTCCATGAGATCTGGCCCAGAAAGAACAAAGCCTGCGCCTGCGGGCGACTTTCGCTTGCCCATGCTGAACACGTCATAAGTGCAGGACCGGCATCACGCGCGGCGCTTGGCAACAATCACTTCCACACGCTCCAGGAAAGCGCTTTCATCGGCCAGCCGGATAGTCACCAGCCTACAAGCCCTCAGTGCTCTACCCTGCTTCAAAATTTGCTCACGCAGAGCTTTTGCTCCTCGGGTGACAGCGGAAAGAGCTGGGCGCGTTATTTCGAACTCCCCGCAGGCTTTGCAGAAATAGTGCCTCCTCGCGCCGCCTTCGAGAAGAAATGCTCTGGACCGCTCTTGGCAAAGCGGGCACTGCGACCAAATACACAACAGCATGGAAACGACTGTGCACTGTATCGGTGCTTCCCTGCCTCGGTAAAAATCTCTAGTACTCCGTCCCCAAGGCGACATTTCATTTGCGGCTGGCTGCTGTGTTGGCAGTGCTGACGCTGCTGATGCGCCGGTAGGCTGGAGACTCAACGCTCGGCGTCGTCCTCCCACGTGTGCACGTAGAACATGAGGTGTTCCAGGGCTACAGCATGCGGGTCACGGCCCTTCAGCAGCGACTCCCTGGAAGAGTCGTCCGGCAGGAAGACCAAAAGCACGTCGCCACAGGCCTCGTAGTCTGCGCTGAACTCGACGCCGTTGTGGGTGAAGACGCATTCGTGCATGCGGGGCATTGTCTCAGGCGCGAGCTCAAGGCACCAGCGCCCAGAAAAGACAACGCCAGCCAGAGGCCGGCTCTCGTTCAGACCTCGAAGGGCTTTCGATCTCGGCCCTCGATCCAGCGCGGAGGGCGGCCGCGGCCCGCCCAAGTCTCGCCGGTCTTGGGGTTGCGATAAAGATGTTCCGGGCGCTTCGGCGGCGTCGGGTCGAACAGATCCCGAAGCGTCAAATTGTGCTGCTCCACCAACATGCGAGCCGCCTTGATGGCAGCCAATCTCTTCGCGCGATAGGCTTTTTCGATCTTGTCGTCGAGAGCCGCCTGCTCACGAAGCAGCGCTTGGTATTCGGTCGGCATGTGGGAGCTCCCATAGGCACGGCCCTAAGTCTGCCGCGTACCGCACTGTCTGCTAGCCCAGCAATGACAAAGCCCGCGCGGGGCGGGCTTGTTGGGGGTGTGGATGGTGGGAGCAGCCGTTGTCAAGCTGACCACGGCTGAATACACGGCGCCGACCAACCCGGGTCATCGGGTCGGCCGATGACGTCGGGAATGCCGACATCACTGCATCAGCCATGCTGTTACAGTGTGCAACCTATAGGCGCCCTTCAATGGGCTAGGAAAGAATCGATTTATCACTTAGGTCAGCTTAGAACAGTCCTATGAAGCCACAGCAAAGAACAATTCATTTCTATGACTTGACGCTCAGCTCCTATGCGCGAGCAAAAATCAAGAACCCATCGTGCTGTGCCATAGCAGACATCCTATCGAGGATAAAACCAAAGGGGCGAGAAACTCTTGTATCAAAGCACGTATCGCTTGAAATCTCCGATTGGCAATATGATTCCAAGAACAACCAGTATTATGCCTTATTGAATCGAGCTGACTCAAGCGTTTCGGACGTTTCCTTTAAAGACGTTGCTACGAAGCAACGGCGTGCTGGAGGAAAGAGGAAGACTGAGGGCATTGAATACTCATGCCACGTCATTATCAAACCATCAGCAGACGGAAGTTAGGGAAAACTGTCTGCAATTCAGACAGTTTTTTTGTACTATCTGGCATAATCTGCAACCAAGAGAAAAACTCTTAGG